AAAAATGGGGCCGAATTGTGTCCGGCCCCATTAAATATTTAGTTGCTTACTGATTAAGCACCTGGAGATGAGAAGATACCTCTAGGGTCAGATACGCCAAATACGTATCTTTCTCTAGCTTTGTATCTAACATTGCCAGTATCAAAGTCCCCTTCCATCTTAGTTGTAAGTGGAGCTCTGTTAAAGTGCTTCATACCGTTAGGCACATCTGTAACGATAAAGAACGCATCCGCATCAGTTAGGTAGTTGTTCACTCTGTATCCTTGAGGAATCATACCCATTGATCTTACTGCGTTGATATCGTTATCAGCTGTTGACGTTCTACCTTGAGATTTCATCAATCTCTCAGCAACAAACTGCAGAGCAGAAGGAATAATCATTTTTACTCCTTTAGCTGCAATTTTTAAACCTCTTTCATCAGTGAAAGCGTTGATATCGATCAATGCTTGTTCTAATGAAGTTTCGTTTAAGTCAGACGCTGTAGCAAGTGTGTTCGAGAACGTACCAGCAACCGTTGGGTGTGCTGTGTTGAATAAAGTTACACCGTCACCTGAAGTGAATGATCCACCAGGTTGTCCATTGTTTAATGGTGATGCTCCTTTAACATTTTTCGTGCTCGCCATCGATCTCGCTAATGCTTTTGTGTATCTAGAAGCAAGTCTGTCGTACAGGTTATCTTCAATAGCTTCCTCAGTGATAGCAAAAGCGAGAGCAATTGTCTCGTTAGTGTATCTAGCTGTGAAAGTTTCTTGCGCATTGTCAAAAGATACGCCAGAACCTTCTGGTTTTACTTTTGCTTGTGCGAAACCTGACAACATAACTTCTTCTTCAAAAGCTCTGTCAGATGACTCAGTTGTGTAAACCTCAGACCATTGCTGCTCATAAGATTTATATTCCAGGCCGAACAAGGCGTTCAAACCGGGCTCTAGTTCTTTAACTAGTTGATTACGTGATATAGCCATAGTTTATTCTCCTTATATACCTGCTACGTTGTTTCCAAGAAGATGCTCACATATCATTACTCTTAAAGCAAAACCTGCTTCAGTAGTATCTGAATGATCTGGATCTTTAGAAACTCCGATTATTTTTAATTGTGCGATACCTGCCGCTGTTGTAGCCGAAATTTTTGATTTCGAAATAAACAGTGGAGTTACCCCAACATCGTTAACTTGATCAGCACAGTGACCTACTTCGTTCTGATTGAAAGCAGTATCTGCAGACATAACCTCAAACATTTGTTGAGGATTGTCATTTACAAAAGCTACTATATCAGTCGCAGCATTAGACGCTGGTGAAAAGTTACTAAATGTTGGCTTATTTGAAGTTGCATCAGTATAGAATACTCCATTCAGGGTACCGAGGTTATTTGCCCCTCCGTCTCCTGACGCAAGTACTACTCCGTTTGCAGTTAATTGCACTAAACATGCGTGCGAAATTAAAGCAGAAGAAGCAGCAACACTGTACTCTGAAAGTCCAGCGTTATTATATGCCTGACCAACCATTTTAATGGGTCTGAATCCAAACCCAACTGTTGACGCATTAGCCATATTGTTTTCTCCTTATGTAAAACTACTATCCGCAGTTTTACGGTTTATGTTAATTCGTTGGTTTGGATCGTTAAATTCTTTTAACTATCGTTTGCCACCGAAGGTACGAGATGTTCTATCAATATCGATAGGCATCCTTCTATCCTGTTCCTTCAGTAAATCGTTATCAGTTGCATCAACTTGATCTTGAGCTTGTTGTCTATAATACTCTTCTCGTTGACGCGCGATTTCTTCTGGTACCCTTGTCAGCACAAGGCCTCCGTGACCTATTACTCCAGCGTATTTGCCATCTGTGATAGCTGGGAAATCATCGTTAGGATATTCATCGACTCTTACAAGTTCATACCCAGATCTTAGTCTTCCTTGTATGTTCTTAGTGTCGGGAACTCCCAAAGTTTCAATCCTGACCCATCTGTGTCGGTATCCGTTTGGCGCGTTGGGCGTATCTAAGTACGATGGTGGAGTCCAAGGTTTTAAAGCTGCTTTTGGTTTTACCTTAGCTGCCTGTGCTTCAACTTTTGTTGAATCACTTTTAACTTGGCTCGCACGAGTTGGTTTTTTATTTGTCATATGCTTATACCTCCTTCGTGATTAATTGTTTTGCATACTCTTCTAATGGCACACCTAGTTTTTTCGCTATTGCGACCTGTGATGATGTGAGCCTCACAGATTTGCGACCGGCCTTTGAACTACGCGTTGCAGAGGCAACGTTTTGTGTAGGTTTGCTAGTCTGTTCTACCTTAGTCTTACCAAATTTATGTGGAAATTCCAACCTAATTCTTTTGTCTATCTCTACATAATATTCGTCAGATTGAGGATCTAAACCCTCTTCTTCGGTAATTTTTCTGTGTAAATCAAACGCAGTGTAAGTCATTGCGCTATCTTTACCAAACCACTCATTTCTACTAGCCCATTCTTCGGCTCTTGGATCTGGTGGCGGAGTTTGTTGAACAGGTTGTGTAGGAAGAACCGGTCTAGCTTTAGCTTCCTTCTCCTCCATAGCATGCCTACTTTTAATTTCAGCAAGTTTACCTTGTTCATACCCCAATTGAGATATTGAAGTTAAAGCTTCTACTTCAGCTTTAGCATCACCTTGTTCTCTTGCAATAGCTAATTTTGATTGAGCTGCTGCAATAGATGAAGCAATTCTTCCTTCCATCTCTTGTGTGTAATTTTTATCTAAACTTGTAGCCGTTTTACCTAACTCATTTTTTTCTGCTGTAACACGTCTAGCATACTGAATGGCTTCTTCTTTTTGCCTTTCAGCTTCTCTCATTTTTTTAGTTAACTTGGCTATTCTTTTCTTAACGCCTTCGCTATACTCTTCAACTGCTTTAGAGTTATCTGATTGCTTATTATCCCCTTGCTCCACAGCTTCTTCCTCAACTTCGCCGCCTTCTTTAAGTTCCTGCTTCTGTTCATTTCGAACATCCACTGACTCATCAGATTTCTCAAGTGTGTTATCGGACTTATTACTGTCTTCAATAGTTTCAATAATTGGTTCATTTGACTCTTTCTCCTCTACTTGTTTTTCTTCTGGAAATGTGACTTGAGCACCAGGCCCACTATCATCAAGATCCACTACTTTTGGTTCATTATCTTTTGGCATAGTTTCCTCCTATGGTTATTAAAATTCGTGGAATATATCTTCAGGGTTTTCCACGGTCGCTAAGATCTCATCGTCGTTGAGAAGTCTTACCTCACCCCCATCTATTTTGATACGTGATCCGGCATATCTTGCGAAGATAATCCAATCACCTTTCTTGCACCAAGGACCTTCTGGGTATCTCTCTTTGTCATAACAATGAGGACCCATGTCCAATACTAAACCACAAGTAGATGCGACCTGTGATCGTTCGATGGTGTCTTCTGCTAAAATTAAACCGCCTTTAGTTTTTTCCGCTTGTTTAAACGGTAAAACTAAAATTCTCCAACCCGTAGGTTTTGGTAATTTAGCTGAATCTGATTTTAAATCTTGTTGTTTTCTAACGCCTACCAGTTCTTTATTTGGTAGTTCAATCTTTGGCTTTTGTGCCGTCGAGGTTGATAACTGTTCCTTCATTTTCTTTTCGCTCCTTTTTGTCTAGCAGGCTGGATATTTCCTGACTTAAATATTGATACGTTCGTATCTGTCCTAACATATACTGATATTTCTCCATATTGTCAACCCCGCCCGAAGCCATGGCTGATACAATATCGTCGTGTCTCATTTTAATTATTTTTCTTATCTTATCTATGTATGTAAAGTCTTCCATTATTCTTGTTCCTTTGGTTCATAAAAATCTTCTAAGGCATCTAATTTTTCTTCTGCCTGTGAGATTTTTTCTAGTTGCTTATCTATTTCTTCTAAATGCTGTGGGTGTTCTCCAATACCTACAGAATTATCTAAATAGATTTTTATAACCGCATGTGCTTCTGCAATGTGCGATTCATATCTTTGTCTTAATGCTTCTAAGATTGCGTCTCTCATTAACACTTCCATCTTCTTCGTGCCTGACGGATACGAGAATTAGGGTCATTACGAGTTTTAGCGGAAGAGTTTCTTAATTGTCCTGCACTTCTAGCACAATATGACTTTCTTCTATTCGCAGCTTTTGACCCTTTCTTAACTTTTCCAGTCACGGCTGTTTTCAACTTGGACCCAGGGTTAGCTGCTCTATATGCTCTAACACCTTTTGCTGTCATACCAGCACCAGATTTAGTAGGCCTATAATTAGCCCCTGGACCTTTCGTTGTCTTTCTAATCGCCATTACTTTTTCTTTTTAGGCTTCTTAGCTGTTTTTGCTGCTCTTCTAAAGTTAGCCGCTGTAGGCGCACCTTTAGATCCAGGTTTTCTCATTTTTTCACCTGAACCTGCAGCGATTCTTTTTTTCTTCGCATGAATGTTTGCGTATAATCCACGTTTTGCCATTATGCTCTTCCTCCTCTTTTGTACCCCATTTTTTTAGCTATGTGAGGTGCTTTCTTTTTTAAGGCTCTTATGCCTTTGCCTTTTTTACCTTTTGGTAACGGTTTTTTCATTTTTGCTCCTTAGTTTTACACTCGCATCTTTTTCCAAAGATGATGTTTATTATTTTAGTAAATAATTTTTTCACTACTTTTTTTTCTTAGCTTTTGTTTTTTTTTTAACAGATCCACCTTTTTTCATCATAGGCTTCTTCATCATACCGCCACCCATCATTTTTTCTCTAGGTCTGTTACCATAATCGTTTCTCATATTTATCTCCTTATTTTTTTCCGTTACGGAAAATTTGTGTACCCTTTATACCAAAAATACTGGCAACTACAAGGATCCATAAATTCGTAAACCAGCTTGGAAGCGATTGAAAGTATTCAAAAAACAATTTTACCTTCTCCATCGCAGTTGGATCATCCGACATAACTGCCCACATTAACACAATGATAGGGGCTGAGATTATAACGAGCACAAATTCGTCCTTATAATCGTTTTGTCTTGCTTCAAGTAGTTTGCCTTGGTAAGCTTCCTCACCTCGGGCCATCTTTTCTGCGTGCATTAGTTGTGCATCAGACATAGCCATCTTAGTCTTCTGGCGGTTAGAATAAATTTTACTTCCAGCTTGTAATGCAATCTTGGCTAGACTGAACCAGGCCATACTAATACCAAGTAGCTGTTTTCTTTTTGTCTTTTAACATTGCACGTCTGCCTCTAACTTCTACAGTCGTACCTTTGTCAATTTTGTTATAGACTCTATAATCGTTAGTTTGGATTTCTGATCTTGGATCAATTCCTACTTTACTCGGAGAGTCACTAACTTCAACGCCACCTGTTGAAAACCCATCTTTGTTAACGCCTTTGTCTTTTGTAATTTTAACCATAATTATTTTTTCCTTAGGGCTCTACCAAAGCCTCTTTTAGCTTTACCACAACCAACTCTGCCACCTTTTTTAAGATTAGCAACTCCACCAGCATCTGCAATTCTTGTCATGCCTTGATCAAAGTTTGCTATGTTCTCAGCAATGTTAGCGTCACCTGTAGTACCTGAATTCATTCCAAAGTATTTTGGTGTTAAGGGTTTCTTTTTTCTTCCACCCATAGCTTTTGCAGCTAAGATTGCAGCTCCAACAGGAACTACTGCTTTAGCAGCTTTTTTTAATTTTTTTCCAAGTTTTTTTAACATAGTGTCTCCTTTGTATACTATCTTCTAGGTCCTTTCAAGATCCTAATATCTCTTTGTTTAAACCTATCATTTTCTATCTTTGCTTCAATACCCATCTGTGTTTTTTCTAAAGATGTATCAGATCTTAGCTCTGCTAATTCTTCATTTTGTGCTAATTTATCTTCATGTTGACCTTGATTCATCATAGCCTTCATTCTGTCTAAATTAATCTTTTCTTGACCTTCAGTCTCTTTTCTTCTGTCATCCATAGCTTTGAGATCAAGTTCTCTTGCTTTTAATTTAGCAATTGGGTCGTTTCCTAGTTGACCCATGATCTTATTCTCTTCTTCCATAAATTCTTGTGTCATTTCTGCAATAAGTTTTGCTTTTCTAGACTCCATAGACAACTGCATACCTAATAACTGTTGTTGTATTTGCATAAACTGCGGAGATTGTTGCATTTGTGGCCCTTGCGCCATTAATTGTTGCATAACTTGTTGCATTTGCATTGTTTGTGCAATTTCTTCTCTAAATTCTACTTCAATTTGCTCTTGTGCCATTAAACTTATGTGTTCAAAAATATTTTTCTCTAATGCACCTAAAATCATCGGATTATTTCGTGCAATATTCGTTGACATAAAGTTTAAATGCGAAGTTATGTGCGCTTGATGGTCTTGACCTTTAAAAGCTTGGAAAGGTTTGCCTGTCATTGCTAAAATATTCTCTTGTGCAGGGTCAATTGGCTGAGGTGGCTGAGGCGGAGGCAAGATTTTATCAATATCTCTTACTCCAATTGCAGTATACATCGCTCTGTACGCTTCATATAGGTTATGAATTTGCGGATTTGACTGTGCAAGTTGTAATTCTGTTTGTGCCATCGTAATTCTTTGTGATTGTGAAAAAATATTTGGGTCTGCTATAGGTAAAATATCTACTTTGTCGTCAAAATCTGCAACTTTTATGTTTCTTTGACCTCCAACTACATCGTAAGGATACTCAGGTGGTAAATAAGTTTTAAAAATTCCTGCTAATAATTTAAATTCACTTTTCATCGCCACATACAATCTTTTATGTATGGCTGACATGACCCTGGAGCCTCGCTCTAAAAGGGCAATAGTCGTTCCAACAGCTGCCTGTTGGTTGCCGTCACCGACTTGCATGTCAGCTATGGCGGCAAATCGTTGTCCTGCTTGTACCACAATACCCATCAACGACAATAAAGTCTGTGATGGTTCTTTAAATGGTAAAGGCATAAACGCATCTCTGATGTTTCCACCAGGTGCATCGACATCTCTAAATTCGCCGGGTTGTATAGACTGTGCTTCGTCTCTTACCCTGATACCACGCTGTTTAAATCCTGCAGGTAAATTACTTAAAGTACCTGCATCTAATAATTGTCTTAGAGCTGTTGTGGCAGTTCGTGATAAACCACCAATCATGTGTATTAAACCAAAACCATAAAAACCTAGTCCTGGTAAAAATTTAAAGTGAACAAAGTATTGTATCTTTGTTCTTGTAGGATCATCTGGTTGATAATTTCTTCTAATAGATAAAATTTCTCTAGAGCCCATTTCTAATGTTACAATGTAAGGTAATTTAATTCCTGTTGGTTCTCCGTCTTGACCTATATCTTCAAATCCTTCTAAATCTAAATCAGTATGACACTCAACAATAGAAAACATATCTTCTTGTCTTGTTTTTGTAATACCTTCTAGTTCTCTTTCCTTTTTCTCTACTTCTGTTTCTTGATCGTAACCAGGTTTGATATCTACGTCTCTATAAAAACCTGATACTTGTTGTTTTCTTAAATCGTTCTCTGACATCTTTAATGTGTGACACACCGCTTCTGCATCTTCTAAAGATGACGCTGTGTAAGGCACGATTAAATCATCAGCCGGTACGAATTTGGAAACGGCTCTACCTAAGAGCTCATCATAATAGACTTTCTTAAAAGTAGAGCCGCTAAGAGGGAGATAAAAAAGCATTTGATCGAACTCGGGTTCATACTCCTTCATCTTATCCATGAGCTGATAGTTCATGAAATCTTTTACTCTAACAGATTGTTCTTCTTTTGCTCTGTCAGGTTTTCCCATGATCTGTGTATGTACAGGTCCTGTTGCGGGAAGTAATTCTTTGTAAGCTTGTGCTTGAAACTGTGTTACCGCTTCTGCTAGTACAGGGTGCGTGGCACCGGAAGCGCCTTGAAACGGTTGTGTTGGATTTTCGTATTTAAATCCTAATAAATCTAAACCTTTAACATAAGAGTCTTCCCAATCTTTTCTAGATTGTTTGTACTGCATATAATTTTCGTAAAGTGTACTTGCTAAATCGCCTAAAACTTCATCGGGTAATAAATCAGCTAAGTTATCAAAATGACTTTCAGTACCTGCTTGATTAACTGCACCAGGTTCAAAATTAATTTCAGCACCACCATCATCAGTTTGTGTTACTTCAATATCATCAGGTGACGGTATTCTATCTTCGGTAACTTCTGTTTCTGTTGCTGCGATTTCTTCTTCGCCAGGTACTTTTATTGTTTGCTCAACGTTAGGAAGAGCTTTATCTATATTGTCGTCTGCCATTTAATTTCTCCGAGTTCTTGATTGTTTTAACTTGTTTTGTAGGAACATTCAAGCCCTGTGGGTTTGGCCCACTTCTAGGTGGGATTAGGTTAGTTTTAACGTGTTGCATATTTGCAACAAGTGTTTTGTTTGTTTTACTCATCTTTATTCAAAAGGTTGTAAACAAACCCTCTGCCTTCTGTGTATTTTTTATATTGATCATATCCTTCATACCCTAAACTTAATGCAAGTCCAGGTAATCCTAAAAATTTAGATCCTGCTCTAATGGTTGCTGGATTCATTCCTAATCTTAAAGCTTTAGATAACATACCCGTTGGATTCATTCCTCGTGTTGCCTCTTTAGTTAAAGTTCCTGCAAATGCTGGACCTAAATAATTTAATGGATCAGTTGCAATATCTTCTGCAGACTCACCTTCATAAACTTGTCTAGCAACGTTTAATGGTGTAGTTGCCGCTATACCTAAGGGTGTAGCAAATCCAGATAACGCTTTTCCAACCGGTCCTAATCCTGCTCTTACAGCACCAAAACCTTTTTTCTTTCTAGCATCAAATAATTTTTTAGAACCAGGAACCGCAGCTGCAGCTAAACCTAGTTCTGCACCTATTGCAGACTCATCCAATAATTCTGGTGCATCACCAACTGCTGCTTGTCTTTCTTCTCGTTCTAATTGATCCGCTGTTTCAAGGATCATAGCGTTAGCTTGTTTGTTGTTTGTTAAATACGTTTCTGGATCATCGTTTCTAAAAGCTTTGACCAGGGCTCCGGCGCCTGCGCCAACTCCTGCTGTAACTGCAAATGTTTTTCCTTTGGCTGCAAAATTTAAAAAAGATCTAGCTGCATTTCTAACTTTACCTAATGCTGCTGATGTTGGTTTAATTTCTTCTAATGCAGTTGCTGCTTTAATTGGATCTGCTTCAATAGCTGCTGCACAAGTTTTAGATATACCACCTGTACTGTAATCAAGTATTGATCTACAAGCTTGTGGTGCTCTCTTAACTGCATTAACTAATTTTTTAAACTCATTATATTCTTTTCCTGAAGTTACAAAATCTGAAGCTGCAGAAGCTTTTGGCATTCCTTTAAGACGTTCGTCTCCATAACTTGTAAAAAATTTATTGCTTTGTTTTAAAGATTTATCAATATCAAATAAAAGATCTGGTCCTTTAACCTGAGAAACTAAAGGAGTAGAATCTGTTATCTTAACAGTGTTTCCAAAATTAAATTTAAGACTATCTAGATAGCCACCTGTTCTTTTATTAAAATCTTTTGTAAGTTTTTCTATTTGTGATTTAATTTCTGGTTTCTTAGATTTTGATGCAGCTTTATACTCTGTAGTTAAATTCATTAAAGGTTTATCAAACGCTTCGTACTTAGCTCGATTAAATTGACCTGGAACACGAGTTGCTCTAGCTATATAGTTTTTAGGTAATTTAAGTGGACCTTTTTCACCTAAAGCTCTAGCAATTCTATGTTCTAATTGTAATGAACCCCCTTGACCAGCTTGTCCTGTAAACAGACCGGGAAACTTTTCTTTTAATCTTTTTAAAATTGTATTGTTATCATTAGTTAGTGATTTAAGTTCGGTTTGAAAAAATCTTTTATCTGCTGCAGATGTTCTAGGGTTTTTTATTTGCTCTTTTAAATGTTCTTGTAAATTAAATATTTTACCTACGTCTTTTAATTTTCTAGAAAAGTCAAAATTTAAATCTCGAAAGAATCTTCCAATAATGGAAGACTCTAAACCTTGAGCACCAATAGATCTTGTTACAGAAAAGTCTTGAGTAAACTTTCTCATTAAATTTCTTTCTGCGGTTGTGGGTTGGTAATCAGAGTTAGTATAAAAATTTGTTAGGTACTCTCTTTCTTTTTTAAAATTAGGACTATTAGCAAAAAACTGTGTTCCAATGATTTGACGAACAGCATTTTTTATTTCATCAGGTCTTTTTTTTCCAAACTCGGCTCCATAAATTTCAAATCCTCTTGGTATGTTAAATACTTTTGTTTTAGGATTAAAAAAAACAGTTTTGGGATCTACATTTTTTACTGCTGTATATTTAGGTTTATTAAATTTTTTATATAACGCGTTTTCTACTTGAGCAAAGTTTTTATATTTTTTTTGTTTAGTTAATTTTTTAATTTCATCAACTAGCTCTTGTGAGTATGTTTTTTTAAGATTAGTATAGTCACCTAAAAGTTCTTTTGCTTTATCTACTCGTGAACCTGAAAATTTTGCAATTTCATCTTTATATGTTGATTTTAAATTTTTAAAAAAAGAAATGGCTCTTTTATAACCGTCTGCAGTTCTCGGAAATTGTCTTTGCTGAGTGTATGTTCTATTTGTTTGACTATCACCTAAACCTTCTTGTGTAGGCCTAAACCCAACTTTAATAAAACCATCTGCTGATTCAGTGATTGTAATGCCTGGTACAGTTCCTCTTAATTTTAATAGCTCTTTTAATGTTGCCATTACATCTCCAAGATTTGTGCTAAGCCGCCTTTTTTCATTTTAGACTTTGGCTCCGCATTAAAGGTTGCTATAATCTCATCAATAGACTTACCAGAATCTTTTAAAAGAAACGCTTGTTCTATGGTTGCAATAGCTTCTGCCTTTCTTTGTAAGTTTGTATCATTGCCTACCATTTGTGCCATTTTATCAGGCATACCTGGAAATTTAACTTTAAGCGCCTCTGGTGTTAGTTCTTCAATAGGAAGTTTATTAACTTCTATTTGTAAACTTTGTCTGTAATAATCATCCGTCTGTGGTCCACCGTATTGTTGCATTGCGGTTAGCTCATCTGCTTCATCAGGAGTAAACAATCTAGAGTCACCAGACATTTCAGCTTCTTCAGCTTTCTTTTCTAAAAATTTTTTTCTACCTGATTCTCCTGGTTTAGGATCTAATCTTCCAGCTTTGTAATCTGTAAACATTTGAGCTTCGTAAGCTTTTTGATTTTTAATTAAATTATCTGCTTCTCTTATCGTCATACCATATTCATACCATGTTTCTGGATCACCTAAATCTTCAGCATACATCTCAACGTCCGCATCATCTAACAATTTATTTCTCTCATTAAACTTTGCAAACTCAGAAGGCTCAATCTCATCTGCAGTTTTAATTGTGTCTTTACCAAATTTCTTGTTACCTAATTTTAAAAGTGCGGCTATGCCATCTTTAACAGACTTACCGCTTTTAAAACCTGGTCTAAAACCTTCAGGTCTAATAAGTTTGATATATTCTGAAACTTTATCTGCAATATTTTTAACATCGTCAAAAGGATTTGATTCTATAATTTGATCAATTCTTGCAAACTCATCATCAGTAAAGTTACCTACATTTCTAAACACTACTAATGGGTCAGGAGCACTAGATCCTCCTTTCCCTAGATCTTTAGACTTAGCAATACTTTCTGCAACTTCAGGGGGTAGTTGAAAGAAATTAGGTTCCCTAGTCATTAACTGTCTAACTACAGCTCTTCTTCCACCTTCTGCTGAAACATAGTCACTAAAGTCAGCTGCACCAGATCTTATAAAATCTTCTTCTGATTTTGCTTTTGTAGCTACATCATCTGCTCCGCCGGTAAGTTTGTTTTTTAAAGTTTCAATACCTTCTTTAATTTTATTAGACATCGCTGTCTTGCTTGTGCCTAGTCCTTGTGTAAATCTCTTAATCTTATCTGTTTCTCTTAAAGACTCTAGACCTTGTTTGTTAAGTCCCCTGGTCCCTGTTTCCAGGTCAATAACATTAAGCGGTCCAGGAGGCGGGTTAAAAGTTTCATCAATCATTTTAAGATTGTTAAACATGGTGTTAAGCTGAACATCATTAAGTTTACCGGCTGTTACATAACCAGCGTCTTGTTCTATAATTTTTACTAGATCGCTTTTACCAAAACCTAGATCTAAAAAATCTTCATTAAGTTGACCTGAGAAAGTTGTACCTTTCATTCCCCGGTCCCCGGTTCCTAAGAAGTTAATATTAGATTTAGTGCCCATGAACTTATTGGGGTTGGCTCCTAGCTTTTGAGCTAGTCCTAGAATGTTTTCGATTAAAAATTTTCTATTAGCCATAATACTTTAAATTCCTTTTCACGATAGGTTCAGGTTTATAGTCATCGGGATGAGGAATCAAACCACCTTGTCTAATTCTCATCAACGCCTGAGTCATAGAATCCACATAGTCATCGTGATCACCATGCGGAAATGATGCACACTCTTCCACAACTTCTTGTGCAAAATGTTCGTGCATCGGGGCCCATACTTTGCCAGCTTCAAATAACGGCGCAATAGAGGCAACTCTTACGTGTTTATCATTTCCTTTGCTCGGCGTAAAGTTAATTACGGGTATTCCTATCTCTCGGAGCTCGTGCGTTAGTGGTATCCCTGATGCCTTAGCCTCGATGATAACAGAGTCTGGTCTGTGATCTAAATACTCTTGATGGGCCAAGCGTCTTAGTTCGGGGAACTCGTACCTGTCTTTAAACGCGTTAAGTAGAATAATATTATATCCTGTGTCCTCTGAATGAAAGACACCCCAGGTCGTAATCGCTGAAAAGTCAGACGAGGTCTTTTTTAAAAACGCTGTGTCGTATGATTGTATGGTATATTCTATTGGTGGTGGTTTCTTTTCTGTCCAGTCTTGCCACCACTCTCGTTTGATAATGGCACCTTCTTCGGCAGTCGGTGTTTGCATATATTGGGCATTCCAGTTGGAAACGGGGATCGAGGCTTTTGTCTTTTCTAGTTCCTTGATATCCCAATACTCTGGCCATACTGGTTTGTTGTTAGGTAAGATAGCAGGTAGCTCAACAACATCCCACGTGTCACCATCTTCATTTGCCATTTCTTGAATTAATCGTCCTGTCAAATCTTTGGTAGACCAACGCGTCATAACCAAAACAATTTTACCACCAGGTTGCAAACGCTGTCTAGGTCCTGACATATACCAGTTCCACGCTTTGTCAAAAGCAGAACCATCGCCTTTTAAATCTTGTTCTTTGTGTGGGTCATCAATAATTAATAGGTCGGCACCCCTTCCAGTTATGGCACCACCGACACCGGCTGCAAAATATTCTCCGCCCTGTTCGGTTTTCCATTTTCCTGCTGCCTGGGAATCTTCTTGCAGTCTAGTAGCAAACATCTCATGATATTTTTCTTCATCAATTAAGTTTTTAGTTTTTCTTCCAAAGTCAATTGCAAGATCCGCTGTGTGAGTTGCTTGGATTATTTTTAAATTAGGATTCTTACCTATCATCCAAGCTGGTAAAAAATAGGACGCAAATTCTGATTTTGTATGACGTGGTGGCATGTTCACAATCAAACGATTTATTTTACCGGTAGAAAGGTCATTAAATTTTTGTGATATATCTCGGTGGTGTTTACCTTCAATAAATTCTGGCCACATGTATTTTACAAAATTTAGAAAATCTCCAGTAACCAATTTTTGCATATTTTTTAGCTGATCAGCTAATTGTAAATCTGCATATTCTTGTGCCTCGTTTTCAGGCAAATTTTTTATAATATTTTTTGGATCTATCATTTCAAATCTGTTTTCAAATCAACCTACCATAACTATGCTTATTAAGCTATATAGACTATCTCTGGGACCCCTATGGCCTTTTAGGGTGGGCCCCCGCCCGTAATTTGCAAGCTATTTGCAACCTGCACTGGTACCTCTATGGGGTGGGCCCGCCCCAGTTTGCAAGCAAAGTTGCGACCCATTATGGACATAGTGTCAAGGAATATCCTTGACACTATATGATGTAGTTAATTAGCCATGCCACTCCGATGGTATCTTATGTGGTATGTATATTGCGTCGCCGACTATGATGTCCTCGTCGCCGTATTTATCTGCATACATTTTAGATGCAACTTCATTGACAGGTTTATCTTTTAACTTGCCCTCTTCATCAATGATTAATATGCCGTCATTAACTTGCACGACTTCCACATATCCACCTACAAACTTCTGCGCGTCTGATAGTGACGGGTCGTCGTTCTTTGATTGTATTTCTTTAACTGTCGTCATATGTCCTTTCATTAGTTAGTATTATAAAACAACTCAGTCAAGATTTTTAATATCTCCTCATCTGATTTGCCCTCTGATTTTAACTCGTCATAGTGTTCTTCGTATGCTCTTTCCCACCACGCGTCATTCACTTCGCAACTCATTATTGGTTCTCCTCAATAAATGTCGCTTGTTGCTCGTTCCAGTTTTCCTGACACGCATTGTAGTAGTCATTGTATTCCTGTTCGCAGTCCATACAATGTTCATTACTATTTACTGCCCACTCATCATTCTTAGGTGTGCAACCACATTCTTTACATTGTTTCATATATGTCCTTTCATTGTTTATCATATGTGTAGGATTTTATATTATTCTGTCGTATTGTCAACCCTCTCTTTTATTACAGTATCATAATATGTATGACCATAATGCGTTTCGTGTTTAGTTTTTTTAGGGTCATCAATAGGTGTTTCAAGTGGCTCGGTTCGTGGTGCGATTGCAACGATACGTTCTATATTAGCATTTGCAAAATCATTATAACAACTATTACTACAAAAATATTTATAGAACGAATTTTTATTCCACTCGTTTTGTTTTACTTTTCTAGTTCTTAAAACCTTAGAACCCTTGCTACCTCGCACCCTATCCTGAGTGCGAGATTTGTGGCAATGAGTTCCATGACACCAATAATGACTACTCATATTTGACTCTCAAATTTCCGACAGCAGTTCTGTATGCGTCTGCGTCTAAATCATAATAAGTCATGCATGGTTTATTATTTTTGCTTAACCATGTTTTACAATCATCAGTCCACTTTGCCTTACGTGTGATGAATGCTTTGTGTTTGGTTGCGAAGTATGTAATGTAAAAAGTTTTATTCTTTATCATCAATACCTACTTGTTGTGTGATGATGTATGTTGTTGCGTCATCATCTAATGTTTTTAATGCATTGACTTTCTTTACTGCCTCGTCAAATGTATTAATCGGCTTTCTTACTTTCTCAACTGAGAAATAATCCTCGTTAAGTTTTTGTAGTATGTAGTATTGCATAGTATATCCTTTCATTAGTTATATGGGATATTATATTATAATATCCCATATGTGTCAAATGTTAATTCACACTTTCGTATTGCTTACGCAACGCAATTTTTTGTTCTCTCGTTTGCGTTTTGTTTTTCATACCTTTAATCATACTAGCTAGATTGCTAGGGTTATAGATTGTTAAACCAGTAGAATTAGTTCTAATTAATTCTGCCTCGTCTAGCTCTATTCCAAGTTCTTTGGCTAACTCAATACCCTCGCTTAAATAACGATATGCTTTCAAGCCTATCTTTAACTGGTCGCATTGTTTTTGTATGCTATCAATCCACGTTTGGTGTGTGCTTACAACTTTAGCTTTTGCACTTCGCCATTGTAAAAAGATATTATATTCATCTTTAGTACAAGCTATGGCACGACTTCTACAATAAGAAGTACCAATGACATCAACATAATATGGTGCGTTGAAATCTTTAGTCATTCCAATCGCATTACTATCTTGACTATAACCACTACTCTCTTTGCCGAGTGCTTTATTGTTTGCGTCTACGTGCTTTGTTTTATGTGGGTTGCTATCTTTGCCAGATTGTTGGGCTATGATATCTGGGTTGCAACCTTTCTCTTTTAGTTCTTCTCTAAAGTATGCG